AGCAGTGGCTTCAACGATCTTGATCTTTGAAGTTGGTTTGCTGATTTTTTCTGGAATCGGTTGTGCTATTGTTTGCCAACCTTTTTCCAAAAATCTTTGAAGTTTGTCTTCTTTAATACTTTGTTCAACTCCATCTTTATGGATTATAATTCTCATTAGGTTGTCCCCCTTGTGTATTTGTATTCGACCACCACTGTTAAAACTACCTCACCCAAAGGGGCAAGTCTATCTACTGGTGATATGGTAGTGACCTGAGTTCGCATGGAAAAATTACCTGTGTCTCTTTTACGATCAGCATCAAGTGTTTCTTCTATGCGTTCTATGATTTCATTTTTCTTTTTGTCTAATTCAGTGCCACGAACAAAAGCACGAATTGAATAATTGATGACTCCAGTACGACCTCTCATGGATGTGTCAGCACGAGTCTCTTGTCCACTTTGGACCAGTAGGGCAGGGAATTGGGTGATGGCCAGTTTTTCCACATCAAATGGTTCACGGCTCACAAGAATTGGCTTAGGATCATTCATGTCCTTAAGCACATCAACAATGTTGTTGATTACCTCTTCACGGATGCTCATACTTTACCTCTTCAGTCGGAGGAAGTATTGTGGCACCTTTTCTGGGTCGGTAACGACATTGTTGTTGTCAACGTCATACTCCACTCCATCAGCAATGACCAATTGGATTTCCTCGGCATACATTTTTTTGTAGTAGTCCATCTTCATTTGGAATACATCTAGGTTAGGTTCGAACTTGCTGAGACGGGGATATATGTAATAGCCCAATGCAGAATAAACTGTGGCACGGGTTAGTTGACTATCTGTTAATCTGGTTGCATCCATTTCTACAAAAGTGCCCACAATGGTGATATCATATCTACCAAACTGCTGTGTCGGCCACCAATGAACACGCAGATATCTTTCGACATCGGCCTGTGCTTTGACCAATGCATCGTCAAAGTTTTGGATACCATAATTAGTTACATCGGGTTCATACTGCTGTATGTCCGAGATTGTTGCAAAAGCCATTGGCTCTCTCCTGTCAGTCCTACCTAAGGGTTACAAAAAATGGGGTCCTTCCCCAGTGCATGTATTTAGTCGCCAACAAAAAAGCCACTGGTATTAACAATGGCTTTTAGGGATTCTTCCGAATCGGCTCCCGGGGCATAGATGACAGTCTAATTTCCCTAAAGGATAAAGTAGGTTGAGAACTCCTACCATGTATTTACTCAAAAAGAAAGGGCCTTGTGAGCCCTTCCTTTAGGTACTAATTTTTAGATTAGTTAGAGATCAATGCATCTGTAGTGATCTTCACACCATGTAGGTCGAACAATTCACCAACTGCATAAGTCATAGAAGCAACGATTTCTGTTGCTCTCAATGAAGCATCTCTTTGAGTTTCAATTGTAAGATCTTTCTTCATCGCAAATGCCAATGCATCGGCGTGCATGACTGCACCCACATAAGCACCTGTTGAAGTTCCAGTTACCACTGCTGACTCAAAAATATCTACGCCGAATAAACGACCGATATAGCCACCACGCAAAACTTCATTGCCTACATCACTCAATGCTGGCACAGTTGCGGCACCGGCGTTGGCCAGGACCTTGCGTAGGTTATAGGTTTGATATGGGTGGAACACACCGATGTATGGTCCTGTCACACTGTTTGCACGAAGTTGTGCAATAGCACTTAGGATGTCATCTGGTGTTAGTTCACTTGTGCCAGCAACCAATGTGCCAGAACTTGAGAAACCAGAGAACAATGCGGCGATGTCTTCATCAACTTTCTTGGCAAGAGTTTCGCCAAGGATACGACCGATAGCAGCCGCAGAGTCATCTGCAGTTGAGTCACGAGCCAAGTCAGTTAATGTAGCCATGATAGCCACTTCAGTTGCAGTGAAAGTCTTTTCAGTTGCAGTGATGGTTGTTGCACTACTGATGTCAGTGTTCTCACCGGAAGTGATTGCACTTGTAGCCAATGTTGGGTAGATACCGATGTGTGCGGCTTTACCTGGTTGATTGGTTAGATCGTAGTTACGGATTAGAGGACGCATGAACGCCTTCTCTTGCATTGTGAACAATGCAGTTTGCTGGATTGTAGTAAACAGACCAGCCAGGGTGCTTGAGGTAGTATTTGCCATTTTAGTGGGCTCCTATATGTTAGATTCGTATACCTTTTGATTTCATGTGTTCTTTATAAATGGCCCGATGTGCTGGATCATTCATATTGAGTTTGTCGACATCAGGTGCACCCATTCTTCCATTTGCCTGGGCTACAGAACTTTGAGAACCAGTTCCCGAAGGACCTGCACCTACAAAGTGTGGATTGGCTGAAAGGAATTCATTCACCAATTCATCTGCAGTCATTACCGTGCCGTCGTCTGTGTATCTTATAGATCCATTTTCGTCGACCACTTCAACCTGACCTGCCTCATTGAGACGGATCTGATCTTTCAATAACCGCACTACCTGTTGTGGATTAACTGCCTTACGACCAGAGGCCGCATTTAGGACAGCACCATCAACTTTGATAGCCTGCAATTCTTTCTGTAGTTGTTGTATGGCTTGATCTTTCTTGCCAACGGTGCTTTTTAGAATTTCTTCAAATTGGCCTCGTTTGGCTTGTTCTTCATGTTGCTTTTTTTCTTCAGCATCTATGAGTGATCTATACTTTTCAACATCTACTCCCTCATACTGTTTTAGAATTTTCTGTCTTTCACGACTTAGTCTTTCTTTGACAATACGATCAATTTCTTCTTGGGTAAAACCTGCTTTCGTTTCCTGGGTTTCTGCTGTGAAATCATTTTCAACAGTAGGTGAGCCAGTTACCTGTTCTTCGTTCATTTAAGAGCCTCCTTGTTAGGTGAAGTGAGTAACACCAACCTGATCTAATCAGTTTGATAATCTATTTAGTTTTTCAATATTTCTTTTTGCCTTTACCAGGCATTTTCTTCTTTTTCTTTGGATAAGCCATTACCATTCTCCTTTTTCAAAGGCCTTATATGTGGCCAGCATTTCTATTCTTCTTGCACGGACCAAATGGAACAAATCTAATAGTGCCTTTCTTGCCCTACGGGCGGCCTTTCTATTTTTCTTCTTCATGAACTTTTCGTTTTCAGTCCAATAGATTTCCATCTGAGTCATGATCTCTCTGTGTATCTGTGTGGGCTTGACCTTGTATTTAAACTCCAGTATCAATTCCTCAACACTGGGTTCAATTACAATTTCATCTTGATCAGGAATCAACATCCGTCATTGGTTCCCATTTGGCACACCAATAGGTTGTGCGTACTGGTGCATTGTTGAATTTCTCACAAAGACCATTCATGTAGTATTCACAGGAGCCACAATTCTGTCCTGGAGGAACACCGTCATTGCCTGCATCTTGATACAATGGAGGTAGGTCTGCAGGAATCACTTCTCCGTCTGGATAGGTTCTTTCTTCTTGCGGCTCTTCTTCACTGGCGGCTGCGGCTGGGGGGTTGGCTGTAACTTCTGTAACAGTGACATCAACCATGCTTTTATATTCTTCATATTCATCCTCGTCTACTAAAAGTTTTAACATCTGTTCTTCAATGACTTGGTTCACAATGTCTGATCTTGGACCTGCGTCCTTGGCCAGTTTCAACATGTTCATGTCATTGTATTTGTCTTGTATGTTGAATGAGTCAGGATACTTGACTTCACCATCCCATACTTGACCCTGCCATTGAGCATACAGTCTCCAAATCTGTTCTTCTGCGTGTTCAAGGTTATCAGCAAGTGCTGCCAATGACGCATTCAAAAGTTGGAACTCCGTGGCCAATGCCAGACCGGATAGTCTGCGTGTTTCGATGCTACGGATGCCACCCATGTGTGCCATGCGATCAATTGCTTGGATCTTTTGATCAAGACTCTTTAAGAAGCCATCAAGACTTGATCCTGTTGGCTGCAATAGATATGGCTTGAGTTGTGGATCCATGTCTTCAGGCATTTGAATAATTGAACCAGCACCAGCACCTGCCTGCGTAGAGGCGGTTTTTACGAGGCTGGGGTGATTGGTCAACCTCCCCACCTGTTCAATTTCAGATAGTTCGTTGTAGATGGCACGAGCCATTGAGGCCACATCGCCTACGAGACTTACACCTACACCTCTGATTGGACTGCGTTGTCCATAGACACACACTGCTGGAATACGCCCCAACTGGTTAGGCATTTCCATTTGCATCACAGGTTCATCTGCACCTATTTGCCAAATTTGAACTGTGTCTGGTCTGTAGACACGC